CATGCTCTGAGCCACCTATTTGATAAACTTGGTCTGCAGTTGAATTAACAATTAATGCACCACCCACAGATGAAAAAGATATGTTGCTAGAATTATCTGTATCTAATAAATTTAATGCAGGTGTAGCATTTGAAATTGTAACATCTCCTTTAAATTCTGCAGCATTTGAATTAGATAGTGTTAATTGTGTTCTTCTAGTTCCATCATCATCCATTGCTCCTAGCACTAAACTTCCACTTTGACTTAATAAAAATTTAAGTTTTTGATTAGAACTTGCACTACTATGATTAGCAATAAATTCAGCAAAACTTGATCCCTCTGTTATTGTTCTTCCTAGTGTACTTGCTTTGACATGCAATCCAACTGCAGTAAAAGTAACTCCATTGACATTGCCTGGATTATCAATTCCAATACCCACAATTCCTGATTCTGTGAATCTAACTTTTTCTCCATCACTTGACCTAAATGTTAAATCCCCTGCTGTTGAACTTCTACCAATTTCAATATTATAAGTTTTACTTAATCCTGAATCTTCTAATTGTAATAAAGCTAGAGTATCAGAAGTTATTAATACATCCCCTGTTGCACCTGCTGTTCCTGAAACTACCACTCCTTGTGAGGATGTTCTTAGCTTTTGAGTTCCATCATAATATAAATAAGTATTTGTGCCATCTACAAATAGTTGTGTAGTGTTATTAGTTTTTAATATAAAATTATCATTAGCAGAAAAACCATAAAAAGTATTAGTATCATTATTATGAATTATATAAGCATTTAATTTTATATTATTTCCTGATATATATGTTGACCCTGCATAACCACCTGATCCTGCATATTCTTGTATCTCTAACATACCATTAACACCTGATACATCTGCTCCATTAAATTGGAAAGCATTATAACCAGAATCATGGATTGCACCTGTTGCAGTATTTCTGTTAAAACCTAATCTTCCTGCTGCTGAATCTTCCAACATGATAGCACCCATGTTTATTTTGTTTCCATCAACTTGTAAATCTCCTCCAGATGTTACTTTTTGAGTAGTTGTTAATTGACCTGTCACACTTATTGTGCTTCCTGATTCTGCCATTATAGAATCTGCTATCACATTTGTAGAACTAAACTTAGCAATGTTTCCTGCTGTTCCTGTTCCATCAACTTGAGTATGGTCTAATTTTTCCCATGTATTTCCTGCTCCTGCAATAACCCAATCTCCAACTGCCCAATTTGACAATCCATTTAATGACTGAGTTCCACCAACTGAAACCACATAATAATGACCCTGAGTTATAAAAGGAGAGTTGTCTATTGTATATGCTTGACCTGACACCATGATGTCTGCATCAAGTGTTAATTGTGTGTTACTATCAACATTTGTAACAAGAGCTGTTGCTCCTGATGCTTGATTTACAACTTGGTCACCATTGGTAACTGTACTTGTAAAGTTTTGACCTGACTGAATTAATTTATTTGTAGCTGTTCCTGTTGTAGTTCCTGAATCTGCTTCTCCACCACCACTAGCAAGAGTTGGTGTGTTTGATGTAGCATTCCATGTTCCCATGAATCTAAGACCACCTGCCAAAGTATTTATTTGACTTTGTGCTTTTCCAAATGCTTGTAAAATAGAATCACTTGCTAATATGTTTGAAGCTGTTGGAGATGCTAAACCTGTTAACACTTTTCCTGTAACAGAATTGTTGTCTAATGTGACTGCACCAGATACATTTGAACTTCCATCAAATCCACTTATAGTGGCAGTCGCTTGACCAGTCAGAGAGATGTCTCTTGCAGTTTGAAGTGCTGTTGCTGATGCAGAGTTCACACTAATTGAACTTGGTAAACCTATTTGTAATTGCTGACTTCCTACTGATGTTGTTGTTTCAACTTCATTAGCTGTGCCAATTATTGCAAAAGTTTCAGTATTTAAATCTACTGAACTAGCTGTGCTTCCATCAGAAAAATCTAAATCACTTGCAGCATCTAAATTATCAACATATGCTTTTGTTGCAGCATCTTGTGCTAGAGTAGGGTCTGTTAACCCTGATAATCTTCCTGTGATTGTAACCCCTGTTGAAGAAGTTTCTAATTTTTTAGAATTTCCTGCATATAAACTTGCTGTCTGACCACCTGTTCCTGCAAAATAAGCAATATATTCATTTCCTGATGCGCTTTGTATTGCAACACTTGAAGCTGTGAGTTTTAATTCTCCTGTTCCTTGATCGTTTAAATAACTATTTGAGCCATCATGATAAATCCAAAGACCATCTGTTGCAGTTCCATAAATACTTTTTACATTGTCATTATGAATAGTATTCCCTGTCATAGTTCCTCCTGCCAATGGCAAGAAAGACCCACCACTTCCTGTAATACTTCCTGTAACTTCTAAATCTCCTGTAACTTTTGCTCCTGCTGTAACTGTCTCTATTCTTTTAGTGTCATTAAAATATAAATTTGCTGCACCATCAGCTACAGCACTAATCATTAATTTGTCACCTGCTTGATTTTTTACAACAAAATTATCCTGTCTTAATGATAATTGTCTGTTTAATAAAGATTGTATAATATTATTATTTAAAGTAGAATTATGATAAATTTCTAAATCCTGACTTGTTCCAAATCTTGCCTTTGCATTATCTGCAAAATCAATAGTTCCTGCAATTTGGACTTGACCACTTAATGCAGGGTTTACAGGTATTCCAATTTGTAATGTATTTCCACCTGCTGAGCTTACTGTTGTCTCAATCTCATTTGCTGTTCCTAAAATGATAAATGCTTCACTATCTAAATCAACATCTCCTAATACTGTTGAATCATCCCCTCTAAAATCTAAATCTTGTGCAGTAACATGAGTTTCAACAAAATCTTTTACTGCTTTACTTGTAGGAATAGATGTATCATTATTGTTGTTTGGTATGCCATCTGCAGAATCTACAAATTTTGTTATTGTGATGTTTTCTGCTGTGTCTTTAAGTGATCCAAATTCTAAAATAGATGTTACCTTAAAATCTCCTGCATTATTTAAATACAGTCCTGTCAAGTTACCTGAGCCATCAGATAATTGTTTTAATGTTGCAGAAATAGCAGCATTATCAGTAGTCTTAATTAGACCTGGATAAGTATCTGATATTCGTGTGTTAAATAGTGTCGCCATCTTTTTTTGTTTTATTTTCTTCTATTTTTTCTAAAAATATTTTTAATTTCTTCAAATTTTTTTCTTTTGGTTTTGATTTCCATGTACTTCCTTTATAACTCATAATACCCATCCATTAAATGTTGCATCTTGAGATGGATATATATCATCATTTGAGTTTGACACATATTTTGGAAACTGACTTTGGTTAAAAGCCATGTAATCAATAAATCTTCTAGCATACCATTCAGCATTTGTTCTTGCTTTTTCTACTAAAAAATCCACCTCATTTTTACTTACTGTTTCGCTTGTCTCACTTAAATGTTTATATACTCCACCATTTCTAATTTGATATGCAGCAAATGGAATGTACTCCACTTGTGCAAACCAGATCAACATTGGTTGGATATATTCTGTTAATAATGTTTTATATTTTGCATTGGCATTCTGGTCAATATTAGGCATAAGACCAATTAATTCATTATATAACTCAGTTCCCATATAGTTCTGAATATGGATTTCCTGAGCAATTTTCAGAAATTGAATGAATTTGTTTGTATCTACATTGCCATCAAGAATACTATTCCTGACTAAATCTGTTCTATTTATAAATAACTGTGTTGCCATAATTTCTATTTTGGGTATCTTCCCCTTAATGGAAGTTGTTTATCAGTTGCTATTTCGCTTTCTCTTGTTCCTCTTGGATTTTTTATATACGATCTAGGAATGCTACCTGTTCTTTTATAATTATCTAAATTAGAACTTTCATATTTACCTTTTTTTAATCTAAATAAAACTCTCTCCCAAACATGCTGACAATAAACCCCACCTTTAAATTTAAAAATGTCATAAGGCATATCTGGTTTGTGTCTAAATTCAGGATTTACTTCTACCCCTCCTTTTTCTCTAGGATAACTAGCAGCATCAATATCTTCTATTCTCCAAACTAATCCTGATTTTCTACTTCCACTTAACTGCATCATTCTTTTGCAAAAATCTCTTGATTCTCCTGATTTTTTCATTCCTCTAGCATATCTATAACGAATCTTATATAAACCATTTTTAGGATCTAAATAACTAAATGCTGACCCATCTTTTACACTACCTACATTATCTTTACTTGCACTTTTTAAACCTATAAAATCTTTAATTTTAGATAGTGTAGATTTTTTTGGTTGTATTAAATAATTTGCATAATCTTCAGCTTGTATATCATCTGCAGGTAAAACTGCTATTTCTTCATATAAATCTTGTATATTTTGTCCTGATTTTGCTAAACTCCCTACAATTTGATCTGCTTTTGCTTTTGATAATTCTGTAGACATGGGAACACAGTTTGGAACTTCTTTTCCATCTTTTATTTTTGTTCCTATTTGCTCATAACCATCCCAACATGGAGCTTTTAATTCTTCATGGTTTTCACATGGCATGTAATAGGTTTGACCCTCCACTTCGTGTTCATGATACCCTGAGCATCCTTTTTCTTCTGCTTTTTGTATTGCTTCTTCTTTAGTTTCATATGCTTCTTTGCCATCAATTTTCTTGAGGTCTACTTTAAATTCATATCCTGTTTCTTCCTCAATATCTTCTTTGTCCTGCAATCTAGAATCAACCTCAGTAAATTCTAATGGTTGTAGTGTAGTAAAGTAGAGGTTTAGGGAAATTTCATTATATGCAAGTAAATGGTCAAAACAATCTATTAAAAGCTCTTGAAATGGTCTAATAACTGTGTTATCCATTAAGAGTGAAGCTGTTTTGATTTCATCTGCATTTGATGAGAATCCTGAGTTTGTTCTAATCCCTAATAAAAAAGGACTAACAATTCTATGAGCCACCTGAATTTTAGATTGTGATTCTTCACTTAAAAATTGATATTGATTATGTGCATCACTTAATTGAACAGGTGTAATATCTGCTGCTGCTTCTTTATTGTCATTGAATGCAAGTATAAATTTTCCTGCATTAGATGTTCCAGAAAACTTTTGTGCAATTTTTTGCTCTAATAATTGTCTTTCTTCTTGATTAGGTGTTCCATTATTGAAGTTAATTAACATGCTAGGTGCTAGACCATTCATAATATTGTTCAAATGGTAGTTAGAAATTTCTTCTTCTAACTCTGCATATTGTAACCCTCCTTGATAATCTACAGGAGCATAATAATAAAATCCTGCTTTGTAAGGTTTGATGTAATAAATCTCTATTGATTCTTTTGACATACCATAAGCAGGTATTCTCTTAGGAATTTCATTAGGTTTTAATTTACTCCAATCTTTAAAATAATAATAAGCAGGGATTTCTCCATCTTTATTTGCTTTTGCAGCTCTTAATGTCTCTACAGGGATGTGTTCTAGTCTTGCAATCTTTTTTCTGTTTTTAGAATATATCACTTGGACAGAACATTGACCCATTAATTTAAGATCATAACATAATTTTCTGACAACTTCTTTTTTGAACAAAGAAATCATTTGTGCATACTCAGCAGGTTTTCTAGATGAATCAGTTGCATTCAAACCTTTTCCAAATATCTGCTGACTAATGCCATTTATTGCTGCATTGTTTGTTGGTGAGCCATTATATCTGTCAATTAAATATTGAAAATAATTATTGTCTGCACCATAATCTACCCAATCCCTGTTATTTTTCTCAACAATTTCTGGAGATGTATATGTGCTTAAATTCACAAAACTGTACTCTGAATTGTGTCTAACAAATTGACCCTTTTTATTTCTTTTTAAATTTTTTCTCATGATGTTACAATATACTCATTATTATAAGCAGTAGTGCCAACAAACTGCCCTTTATTCATGTCATAATAGTTGTCTACTTTTTGGTCTATAGATTGGTCTGTGCAAAATATTCTGTCTTTATAAAATACATTTATAAAATCAGTAGCATCATTCCATAATCTTGTATAATTCTGCCATAGACTAAAATTCTGATTCCAAAAAGCATAATTAGAAAATAATTCTATGTCATAAAAATGATTGACAACTAAAACAGGATTAAATGCTTGTGACCAAGTCAAATAATTTCCTGATGTTGTTGCATTACTAATACTAACTTCTGTCCTTACATTAGTTGAATCATCTGTATAAGCCACCTGAAATGCACTTTCATATATTCTAGGAATAACTTTTAATGTTTGTGGT